GAAGTCTCAGTTGCAACTTTTAAAGCACCTACTGCATTTGTAATATAAGAATTTGTTCCATCGTGATAAAGCGTTAAATCTTGAGCATCTCCAATTTGTATTGGAGTGGAATCAGTTAATAATAATGCATCTGCTGATTGATCCCACAATAAGAAACTTCCAGCAGTATCACCAAAGAATTTTACATCTAGTCCTGTGCCATCAACACCAACAGTAGTTGCACCATCTATTTGTACAGCGCCATCAATATCAACAGCGTCTAAATTAGCTGTACCATCAACATCAATATCACCCGCAAGATCAATTCTTGCTGCACTTGCGAAAACTAAATCATCTGCTGATGTGTCCCATAGCATGTAAGCACTTGATGTATCTCCAAAAAATTTTGTATCATAACCTTGTCCATCAACACCAGATGTAAATGCAGCGTCTATTTGAACTGCTCCATCAATATCAACAGCGTCTAAGTTTGTTGTGCCATCAATATCTGCATTTCCTGATATGTCTAAAGTTGCAGCATCTAATTCTCCTGCAACTGTTAATACACCATCTGCAAGTGTCATTAAATCTGTATCACTTGTATGTCCGATTGTCGTACCGTTAGCAATAATATTGTCAACGGTTAAAGTTGTAAGAGTACCAAGACTAGTTACAGTGCCTTGTGCAGCTGTTGCTAGAGTACCTGTTAAAGTTCCTGTTACTGTAAGATTGTCTGCTATTGTTGTTTCTGAAGTAGTGTGTCCAATTGTAACTGCAATACCTGAAGTTTCTGTTGCAACTTTTAAAGCACCTACGGCATTTGTAATATAAGAATTTGATCCATCATGGTAAAGAGTTAAATCTTGACTATCACCAATTTTTAATGGAGTTGAATCTGTTAATAATAATGAATCTGCTGATTCATCCCATAAAGCATAACTTCCTGCTGTTGCCCCAAATAATTTAACATCATAACCTGTGTCATCAATACCAACTGTTAAAGTATTATGTATTTGATGTGATGCAATACCAGTATCAACCATGTTTGGATTAGTGGCATGATCAGCGGTAGCATAAACAAGTTTTGTTCCTTTATCTGTACCTTTAAAAACAACTGTGTCACCTGATCCAGTGACATATTTAAATGTAACAGTATAATTTCCTGATGTACCATTCATCAGAATATACATTTGTTGAACATCCAAAGGAACTGTAACTGTAGTGGCTTCACTAATCGTTCCAGTAAATTTTATAATTCTGTGTGCGAGTTCAGCACCTGTTGATCCATCAGAAACGGATAATGTAGTAGGAGTTGATGTTACAGCTTTTTCAATATAGCCGCCAGCGAACTGTTCGATGATTTCTAAATTAGTATTAGTTTTTGTTCCCCAATTACCAGCGTTCTCGCCAGTAGTCATTTTTTCTGTACCAAGACCCGTATAACTCGATGCCATTAAGCGCTCCCTACAAATACCTCAACATCACAAGATGCTGTATCTGTATCTACTGTAATATCTACTAAGTCAGAAAGACCTGAAGCTAAAGCTGATCCCGCCGCTTTCATTGTATCTACAACGCCACCGCTATTATCACCTGGATAAATAAACGAGTGGCCTGCATCTACCTTCAGTCTAACTTCTGTGTTATTTTCATCTCTAAAAGTTAAAGTAATATAATTTGATGAATCTAAATTTGTAATTCTGATATATCGTACGTCGCCATCGTCAAACATTCCTGCGACATAACCAACTTTGTTGGCAGTTACACCTACACCACTGATTGCTGATATAAATCCTATAAGACCACATTCAGTTGTTGATGCGGTTCAACTCTTTTTACAACTTCATTAACACTGGAAATATCCAATGCTCTTTCCGATCCATAATCGATATTATTGAGTGTAATTGCTTCTTTGACTGTAACTGTGAGTGTTGCCATTATTTAACTCTTCCGCCTTTTAAATAAGCTTTACCATATCCATGAGTAGCTCTTCCTCCGCCTGCAAATTTACGTGGTGGATATTTATCTTCTAAAGGTTCTTGATATCCTCCTACTCCTACATCATCTTTTCTTTTAGGAGCAATTATCGGAGGACCCTTTTTTTTAATTCGTTTGCCACCAACAGTTTCATTTGGATCAACTGCTACTTTTTCTTTTTTTTTAATACCTGCACCGCCTGTGCCAAGTGCACCGCTTGCAGCAACCTCTTCAAATTTTTTGTATGCTGATTTTATTTTTTCTTTTAAAGTTTTCTTCTTATCTGCCATTTTTCCTCCTTACGGTGTCTGAGCCGGAACGGGTATACGAGGTTCTCCATCAGTATAGTCGTCACGTCTTCTTCGACCTAGTTGTTCTGCACCAAACTTCTGTACTTCGGTCTGATACTTTTTTTCATAAAGTTGTAGCATATCCATTGGGCCTTTTAAATAGCTAAACGCCTCTACTAAACATGCATACAACAATCCATTACCAAAGTTAAGACTTAAATAAGTTGTGGTATTCGCCGAACTCAATCCTATCGGTCTAGCGTTGTAATGAATTTTGTACATAAAAGCTGAGCTGGGTGTTGGCACAATAGTAATTCGCCCTGAAGATGTCGCTCCAGTTCCTTCTGCTCCACCTGACATAGCGTAGTATTTTGGTGTTCCTGTTGTCGTTTCAGCTGCATCATATTCTCTAAGATAGCTAATATCTTTCTTAATCAAGAAGCTATTTTCTCCTGTCGCAACCGATGTTGACGTATAAACTTGAAGATCTCTAACAAATAAAGTTCCAGCAGGAGCATGAACATTATCTTTCGAAGCTGTTAAATTGCCAATCATTTCTTTTCGATCGGCATCAATAGGGATGTCTCTTTGTATTCTAAGTTCAGAGTTATCAATAAATTGATCGGTAATCGTACTGGATAGGACACCGGTTCCTACTTCTGTATAATTTTGAATTGCTGTTGTGAGTGTTGAGTATGTAAATCCTGCCATATTATGCTTCTAAAGTTGCCGGACCAGCCGAACAATTGTTGCCTCCTCCTGATACTCCTCCACTTGTAGCAGTGTTCGTATCCACAGTAAAGTAGTAGAAGTCATCGGTTGCAGTTACATCACCAGCGGAATCTCTTTTCCCAACCGTAATTGAATAACCAGCAGATTTTGCAATATTCGATCCAGCTATTCCATCAAAGTCTACTGGATTTTGAAAACCATCAGGATCCGAGCTTGTCCATACAGGACCTCTAAATCTAACTGTGTCACTGGTATCTCTTCCATGACTTTTTTCATAAACATTAATATAAGAAGACCCTGAAGCAATTGTTGAAAACGGATCAGGGCCTAAAATAGCTAGAGCATCGTTTTCAGTTCTTGCGGGTCTTGCATTCGTTAATCCATGTCCTTCTGCGCCATATCCTCGTGGTTCTAATTGAGGATGTTTTGCTTCAAATTCAGACTTATGAACGAGCATGCCGTTCCATTCTCTAACCATTTCATTATAGGGGAATTCCATTCCACTTCTATCTGATATCGCTTTAGCGTATTTTCCTCTTGCAAATGCCATAATTATCCACTCGGGTAATAAGACTCCGGAGTTATATAAGTGCTTGTAGAAGATCCATCTTCTGCCAAAGCTCTTTTTAATTCATCTTCGTATAATAATTTTAATTCTTGCACTCTTTGTGGTGCAAATTTCTGTGCTAAATAAAATGATAATCCTGATGCCATACAAGGAACAAAACGATAAGGTATATCCGTTGCATCAGTATAAGTTGCATCAGCGTCTTGAATTCTTTTAACAAAGAAAATGTGAACGTCTTTTGCTGCTGCTGTTGAATCGGGTGTTGGATATAAAGTGACGGTTGTTTTGTCTACTAACCGTTGAACAAAATATCTAGAGGGTGTTCCTTTAGATAATTTATTAGCGAGACCAGAATAAGTTGATCGATCTGTTTTAGTAAGAGCTGAATCCGCTTCTGAAGTTGTGCCTCTTCCTGTTCGGTAAGTTGCTTCTAAAACATCAGCAACACCATAAGTAGATGTTCCTGTTGTTCCTCCAGCTGTTGTTGCAGAAGTACCATCGCCCGTAGCTCTATAGAAAATGTATTCAGCTTGACCTTCAACAAGATCAATATTTGTATCGCCTACTTCCCAGTAGTGCAAACCTCTATTGCCCCATTCTTGAAACATTACATTTAAAGAACGTCGAGCCGTTTTTAATTGATATCCCGAAACAGATTGTAAGCCAATTCGCTCGTAGGCTTCTTCGATAATCTCATCAACAGCAAAGGTTTTGTCGAATGTTACTGTTCCGGAAGTAGTATTAGCCATTCGCTACCTCCTATCCGTAATAAGCGGTCACATGTGTCACTACTGCGTTGGTTATCTTCAAACTTGTGTCAACTTTAATCCCTGTCCCTGGTAACATTATGCTTCCATGAGATGGAGTTTTGTGACTCGTAGTGTTTGTAGCTGGTGTATTAACAACCCATACTGCAGTAGTATTATCATTCACTGTTATTGTTCCAACCCCAAGATTCGTAGCTACAACCCATGAAAGTCCTAAAATTCTAGCTGGACCATTAAAGATTGTAGTAGTCGTAGCAGACGTAATATTAACGGTTTTTATATCCACTGGATATGTGCTCATAATTTTTATTCTCCTAATTTAAATGGGGCCGAAGCCCCATCTAGATTTATTTATTATTCAAAAACGTGTCTACTGATTGATGTATAGTGTACGTTTACTGCTTCAGCTGCTGCTGCACCCGCTTCAATTCCAACATATGGAATTAAATCAACATCGTTTTTCAATGCTGGACCTTTTTGAGTGTTCGCGTTTGTAGCTGAATAACTTTCCGCAATAGTTGCTTGAGTTGTTCCAGTCGCTTCAGTGCTACCAGACAAGGCAGAACCTTGAGCAGTTGTTGTTGCACTGTATTGCACACCATTTACAAAAATAGATGTTTTTCTATCGCTATCAATCGCAATTTTGAAATGATAAGGCGTGTCCGCTGCTACTGTAATACCTAAATTAGTTAGATAGTCAGTACCATTAACAGACTGAATAAAATACCACGGTGTAAAAGTTGACAATGCTTGCCCAGCCGTTGCGTCAGTTGCATAATAGAAATATGCTTGGTCCGCATCCGTTTCAGGCAATTGATCATTAGTCAATTTTAAACCAGCCCAAACTTTTTGGTTATCAAGTGCAGGTAATGAAATTGAACATTCCCATTCAACCTGATTCTCAGTACCCCATAGAACTTTACTCCAAGCTGATTGGTTAGTGTCCAAATGTGGTAAAAGAATTGACTGATCCGCATCCGCACCAGCAGTTGTCATTAAGATTCCTGCTTGAGTTCCTGGAAAAGTAGTCAAAGCCGTTGTCATGTTAGTACCTAATGTTTCAAAGTCTTTGTTAGCAATAACGAATGCTGCCAAATCAGAAGCTGAATCTGCATCAGGGTCTATAATAGCAACTGCATTAAGACCTGGTTTTTTAGCAAAAGATTCATAAAGATAATATCTTCTTGCATCTTTCAGCCCAAAACCTTGGGTTCTGTTGTGAACTACACCCGTAGATGCAGTTTTACTAATTAGCTGTACATTATTCTCTGAACGAATCGGACCGCTAAATGTTGTGTTTGCCATGTTATAATCCTCCTAGATTATGCGAACGTAGTCTCTAGGTCGTCGCTATACTCGTCTACGTTCTTAATTTAATGTATAGTAATTTTTTATAACTCTTTTTTGCAAAGAGCGCAAGGTATCTTGTAGTAAAAAGTTGATTTTTGATAGCGCTTAAGTAGCTATCGAAACTTCGGGCTTTGAAACCGCTATTTTATTCTCACGAGTGGATTGTTCAAATTCTCGAGCAATAATTTCTTTAACAATTTCCTGAATTTTCTTGTC